ATCCACTCCGTAAAGCCTCGATCGTTATGAACGTAGGGATTTTCGAAGAATTGAGTCAATCGCAGAATCTCTTCCCCGTGATGCTCCCGACCAATCTTCGAAGCCTTCGCGTGACTGACGTTATCTTCCTCCATAATCGTCGCAATAGCGTCGTCGGACAAAGCAAACGACCAGCGCTGCTTAACGATTTCCGAAATACGAATCTCGATACAACGGTGAATAATGTCGCATTGTTCCGTCAGCGACCGGAGCACCTGGAACGGGACTTCGACCTGAGTGAGGTTGAGGTTAGTCGCGACCTGATATTCGTACTTACGCGGGATAGCCCGTCCGGAATCATCCTGAACTGGATCCAACGGAGACGGAAGCAACGGAGCGGCTGGCCCCATAATCGCGCCGAAGTCTTGACCCCAGCGTCGCATAGCTTCGGCTTCGCCCGTGACCTGGATCACTCCCTGACCGCCCATAGTCTCGTAAGGCTGAGCCGGAGTCGACCGCGCATAGCCCGAGTTCGCCATAGGAGTTCCCGCAAGACTCTTCTGGATTTCGTCCGCTATCGCCTTAGCGATCTCAGCGTTCTTGTCCTTACGACTGAATAAAGCCATTAGTCCTCGTTTAGTTAATAGTAGGGAAGCCGATTAAAGCCGATTTAAACGGGACTGGCCCGATTCCGTTTTGAAGATTCTTACCGCACGATGAGCAATCCATCGCATTTTCCGCGTTAGGCATCCCACATTCCGGACAAGGTGGAGCAATAGAAGCAAAGTATCTATCAGCGCTAGCACCCGTCGCTAGACCTAGTTCCTGAATCGCGTGAACTAAAGCATCCAATCTGTCGGGACTCGTCCCTGAATCTGGAACCCATTCCAACATTTGCTGTTCGAGTTTCTGGAACTCTCCACAATGAGAAACTCGTCCCTGCTCGTACAAAGCGGCGATGGGTTCCGCTCGGAGCCGTTTCCCCTGCTTAGCCGTAATCCCCTTATACGGAATAGTCGGAGCGACCGTCCGAATCGTCTGCTCAATGAGATCGCCACCCTGATTCTTCTCCGCCACTACGCGATCCGCGCCTAATTCGTTATACAAAGCCACCGCTCGATGAGCCCAGCCGGAGGGAGTATCTCGACAAGAACGATCCGCCAGCACGTACGCCCGTCCGTCGATTCCTTTTCCGACAGCGATAATACCCGTCTCGTCGGAGTGTTCCCCCGAAGTCACCGCGGGGTCAATAGCCACCACAATCCTCGTCAATTCGGGGACTTCGCACCGGAGGATGAGATCGTGAGTCCACAGAGCCCCGTCTACGTCCTCGAGCACCTCCGCAAAGAGTTCCTGACGACCCAGTCGAGTTCCCTCGTACCTGGAGCGCAGCTGAGCCAAAGCGGACGGAGCCAAGTTTTTCGCGTTATCGAACGTCGACCCGCGTACCACGTGAACCGAACCGTCAGTTCTCGCCAAGAGATTCTTTATGAGCGGAACCGGACGGGGAGTAGTCGTCACAATCGTCTGAGGATGAGTTCCCAGTCGGAGACCGAATTGGAGTTGATCCCACGTATCCGGATAGTCCCACGCCGCGAGCTCGTCGCACCACGCCCCGTGAAATTGAGGCCCACGCAATCTGTCAGGCTCCTGAGCGGAGAACAACTTGATAGAACTCCCGTTAGTGAGCCTTATTTCGCCCATAGAGCGGTTGTAATGCTTAAGTGACCCATACCGCCGGAGAATCGTTAAGAGTCCGGATTCGCCTTCCGCGCACGTATCACGAACGTCGGAGAACGTCGCCCCGAGTACCGCCCAGCGCGTCTTAGGGTTCCTAGTCGCCTGCCAGGCAATCCACTCAGCCGCGGTTCTCGTCTTGCCAGCGCCTCGACCTGCCAAGTAGAGCCATACGCTCCACTCATCGTCCGTCGGAATCTGTTCCGATCTCGCCAGTTGATCCGTCCACCGATAACGGCTTGTCGCTATGAGCGCTAAGGATGAGTCTAAGTCTGTCGACTTCCGCGTCGATTGATTGTCCGTCATACACCGTCGATTCCACTTGATGTTTCGTCGGAGCGTCTAATCCCATTAGTTTCGCTTGACGTTCCAGAATCTTAAGGCTAGCCGTGATTGCTGGTATATCGCCTCGTAAAGCCTTAGCCCATACAGCGCTGAGTAATCGATCCAGACGAGCTGACGCTAAATCCCGAATCTCATCCGCCGGCTCCTGGAGCGTCCGCAATAAAGCCCGCTTGAAAGCGTTATAACAGCTCCCCGCACTCGCGTAGCCCACTTCTTGAGCAATCACGTCGAACGTGATACCCATTTGACGGAGCTCGAGCACCTTACGTTCTTTAGCAAATACTTCGGGGTCGTTTTTGATAGGCATATGTTTCTCAAACTCCTGGAATCGGAGACCGCAAACGGGGATTCGTCGACTTCTTCAAATCGTAGGAGACAATCGTACTTCCCCACTTATCAATCATTATTTGAGCCTGACGCGCTTCTTCTTCCATTACCCGATAGGAAGCGCACCCGCCCTTCAATGTGAGATGTTGAGCCTTATAGAAATACTTATTGAGCCGGAGAACTCGACGATACTTCCGGAGATACTGGAGGAAGATGTCGTAATCTTCATTTAGCCCTAGCCGGAAGTCGTAGTCGACACCTGGAGTCCGCTTCTGAACGCAAAACGTTCCCAAAACCGGAGCGCTGAAATTGAACGGCGTATATTCCCGATAAAACTTCGGATCGTCTTGAAGATTCACTCCCCACAGCCCGATTCCGAGTTGATCCGCTAAGTCGCACCCGTGGACTAAGAGCTCCTGGAAGTCATCCGCGTTGAGCCAGGAGTGAGCGTTATGACCCGTAGCCCCGCCGAAAAAGCCGAACTTCATTAAGTCATCGTCGAGCATTACGACCCATTCGTCATAATCCACCGATTCAAGGATGAATTGACGTACCTTCGCCATATTCCCACGGAGAGCGTCTGGAATCGCCATTAGCGCCCCGCCCTCCTTTTCCTCGTAATCCCTTAGTTCGAAGTCGTGAACCGCCAAAATCGTCTCAGGAAGCCATTTCCGGACAATTACGTCCCCAGCGCGCTTATAGGACGGACTAACGATTTTCATTGAGTTTCGCCACAATCGGAGCGCCCTCGATGACCCGTCCAAGTCCCAGCCGTTGAAAGTTCGGCTTCGAGTCCCACGCCTTGACCGTTTTTAAGCCAAAAGTATCAATAGCCGCTTGCCAATCCACAGAATCGTCAAAGACCAAGATGAGATAGTTATTTTCTTCCCTGAGCGCCACGCTGAAATCAACTTCGGGCTTTTCCTCTTTAGGAGCCCCGCCCAATTTTTCCAGCTCGTCGATATCCTGAATTGAGTATCCCGTCCCCGCGAAATCCTCAAGTTCCTTGAGCAAGGAATGAAGCAAATCGTGGTCGTATTCCCCTAGATCCGCCGTTCGATTATCCGCCAGGACAATCTTGAGAGCCCGCTCGTCGTCAACGTCGATGACCACCGCGTCGATTTCGTCCCACTCCAGCCGGTTCGCTGCCTTAAGCAAGTGATTCCCAGCGAGTACGTAATTCGTCGATTTCTGGACAATGATAGGCCGATACTGACCGTTTACCTTCAATGACTCGACCAAGATTCCGACATTACCCTTACGAGCGTTCCCTGGATACTCGAGCAACGTATCGATTTTAATCTTCTTTATATTCATTTTTCCCCAAAGCGTTCGTCATTCGGACACAGAGATCCAAAATAGAGTTAAAGTCTGCCACATTGGTTCATCTATTGCTAGACCATAGGTTTCGGCTGGTTCATTGCCCACTCAACTCGTGCCTCAATAATCGGGAAGTAGTCCTCGGTCATCTCGCAACCGACCCACTTGAAGCCTTCCAAGATGGCGGCGACGGCTGTAGTGCCTGAACCGAGGAATGGATCTAGAACCACTCCGTTTGGTGGGGTCACTAACTTGATGAGGTAGCGCATTAGTGCCAGGGGCTTGACGGTAGGGTGGAAGTTCGGCAATCCTTCCAGCCCTGCGTTCCGTTCAGACTTGGAAGCCTTAGCGCAGTAGAAGAAACGGGCCACGGAACCTTCGTCTGGTTGCCAGATTGACTCATTAGTTCCGCCAAATCCCGTTCCTAAAAAAGTTTCAGCATTTTTAGTGGCTTTATTTCCCCCACCACTTTTTGTTATCGGGAACGCCTCCAGCACTTCATCTGACCCGTCATGGATTACGTTGGCAGGCCAGCGACCATTCTCATTCATTTCTTGTTTGTAGTCTGGCTCAATTTCTTGACCGAACCCAGACCAATTCTCTAACTTGTTGATAGGAATAGGTTCTCCAGGAATACGACTTGCATCAATGTTGATAGCCCCAGTTCCCCATTTGAGAACGTTCTGTGCGACGGTCTTTTCACTAAGGGGCTTTCGGGCGATAACAATTGGTTCGTGTGCTGGCTTTAGTGCGGTTCCCCAGCCTTGCCATTGTTGGGCTTCGGGTGTTGAAGGTTCAGTAAATTCATAAACATCTTGTTTTATGGTCTCACCAGCACCACTACCATCAGGTTGATGAAATCCTGACTTTAATGTTTTACCATTACCCGTTAATGGTCTGCTGCCAACAACTTTTCTCTCAGCACCAGCCATTTTGTCTAAACTTTTTGAAATGTTATGCGACTTTGGGAAGCCTGAACCGTAAATCCAGTGAATACTGTCTCGGATTTCAAATCCTGCGTCCTCAATTGCACACGCCAAGCGGTGATAAGTCCGTGTTCCGCCAAAGGCGAGAAAATGCCCACCCGGCTTTAGAACACGCAGGCACTCCTTAGCGATTTCAGTAAACCACTCTTGGAACGCCAGCATTTCCTTGTGACCCTTGTTGTAGCGAACACCACTTGTAAATCCCTTGTCGTAAAACACGCCGTTGGTCTTTTTGTCCGTCACGGATACGACTTCAGCATTACGCCACGGGGCATCCCAATCTTTCCCCATAAATTCCAATCCGTATGGTGGGTC